TTATCCCAAGCGCCGACTGCGGATCGCCGGGGAAAGTGTTGCCGCCGTTTACAAATAATACAAATGATTCCGCGCCGATAACAGCAGCTTGTGAAACCCACGTAGTGCCGTTTGAAGTAAGAATGTTACCCGTAGTACCGGAGGAAGATAGCCCAGTACCACCGTTTGCAGCAGGCAATACACCTGTCAGGCCACCAGTAGCTGTCAAAGTCCCGGCAATCGTGACGTTTGCTCCGGTTGCCGTCAGCGCAGTGGTGCCGCCATTTGTTTGAAGCACCAAATTGCCAGTCGTGTCGCCATTAACGACAATCGCCTGACCGCTGGTTGTTCCGGCTGTAATCGTACTCATTTTAGATCACCACCCATCTAGCACCTGAAGAAACCGTGACCGACATGAGTGCTGGGATCGTAATAGGCCCAATAGACATGGCGTTCTTAGCCGAAGTCACAACATAGCTTTCAATAAGCGTGCTGTCACTAAGGAAAAAGCTGTTGACGGCATTCACGGTTTTGGACGCCAAGTTGCCTGTCAACGGGTTGAACGTATAGTTTGGGCTGCTTGTATAGACCGTGAGGGCGGCGCCAGAGGTGGCGTCAGCGAAGATCGGGAAGCGCGTGGCGTTCGTCGTCGTATCGTTGCTGATCGTGGCTCCTGATGGGGCAGCAGCGACAGATACCCATGTTGTGCCGTTTGACTGCAGGATGTTACCATTAGTACCCGGAGCAACAAACTGCACCGCAGATGTACCATTCCCCAGAACCACATTGTTAGCCGTCAGGGTCGCAGCGCCCGTGCCGCCGTTCGCGACAGGCAGGATACCGGACACGCCACTGGTCAGAGGTACATAGCTCCAACTAGCTGTTGAGCCATCAGTGGTAATAAACTTACCAGCGTTCCCAGTTTGGCCGGGAAGCGCAGCCGAGAAGGCTGTGCCAATGACGAAAGCTGTTGTCGCAATCTGTGTCGTGTTAGTTCCGGGAGCGGCTGTTGGCGCGGTCGGTGTTCCAGTCAGAGCAGGACTAATCGTAAGTGCAATGGTTGTTCCAGTGCCGCTGGAGGCGTATGATGTACCCCAAGCAGTACCAGTTGAATAAGCAATACCAACGCCGGGGAATGTGTCGGGGCCTGTATTAGTAATCGTAATCGAGCCGGTACCATTCGTGACGGTGATACCAGTGCCAGCCGTCAGCGTTGTTTTGGTCAGTGTATTGCCGGTGGTGTTACCAATCAGCAGCTGACCGTTCGTGTAAGTCGTCTGTCCAGTGCCACCCTGCACAACACTAATTGGAGTCGTAAGGGCCGAGAGCGATGTAATGTCGGCGTTCGCACCGGATGCTGCTGCACCAAGAGCTGCGCGTGCCACAGCGGCGTTAACTGCCGTGAAGACGCCAATACCAAGCGATGTACCGCCAAGGTTAACCAGCGCGGCTCCAGCACTCGTTGCGCCTGTACCACCCTGAGATATAGCAATCGGTGAGCTAAGGTTATTCGTGTCGGCTTCAACGACGTTCGTGCCATCACAGTACATGATCGCAGCGCCATTCTGCACAACAGATACGCCGGTACCAGCCGCTGTCTTAACCGTGAGTGTGTAGCTGCCAGTCGTAGTGTTCCGGATCCAGTATTGCTGGATTGTGTTTGGAACGACAATCTGCATGTTTGCAGTCAGGACGCCGCTGAACTGATAAGCAATACGGTTCAGGTCTGTACCCGTTAGCGTGTAAGGGCTGGGCTGGCCGGTAAGGCTGATCGACACATAGTCAAACGCAAACGTCGAACTCTGGCCATAGCCAATAGTGTAGAAGCTAATTCCGTCAGTTATGATGCGTGCGCTGTCACCGGGATTAAATACTAAGTTGGCCTGTCCGTTGATTAACTCACCACCCGCAGGCTGAATCGTGAGGCCACCAGTGCCTGAGTTACGTGCGTCAAAGAACCAGTCATTGGCCGCCGCAGCAGCAGACGGCATAGTGAACGTGCCAGCGCCGCCATTCCAAACGAGTACACGGGCGCGGTCAACGGATGTAAGCGTGTAGTTAGCCGACAGTAATGTCGTGGAAGCCGCCTGATTCAGCGTTGTCGTAATTGCCTTGAGGCCAGCACCAGCCAACGCGCTTGCAGATGGGGAGGATGTGCCAACGCCATACTGGATCGGACGCCACGTACCGTTAACGGTCGCATTACCCGTAAGATATATTTGCCACGCCTGACCAGTTGCAATCGTCTGGATCGTGTTACCGCTGTTATCAGCGACTGTGAATGAAAACGCACCGACGTTGAAGAACAGAGCGGTCTGGCCGACACTTGCCTGCGTTGCGTCAGGCATACGGATCGTGAGGCTGCCAGCAGAAGGCGTAACATCCATGATGGACGCAACGACGTTGGTGTTGGTTGCAAGCTCAGTAGGCCACGTCAGTGTGACGTTCGCTGAAAGAGCAACTGCGCGATAGCTTACATCAGCCGGATAAACGACAGTGCCACCAAAAGTATTTGTGAACGACGCACTCATGACACTTTCTCCATCCTCTGGGCATCTCGAGTTGCCTTGGGGTTAATCTTAGCATCTCTTTGAGCTTGCGTCCAAGGTCTTCCCTTTTTAGCTTCCGACATTTTACGGCGAGTTTCTTCGCTACATTTTTTTTCAATTTGCCTAGCATCTCTTTGAGCTTGCGTCCAAGGCCTTCCCTTCAGAGCTTTTGACATTTTTTGCCTAGCTTCTTCAGAGTTTACTCTACCTTTTTGAGCCTCCGACATCCTGCGGCAAGTTTCTTCACTACGCTTGCTTCCAATGCGCCTAGCGATGCACTTAGCAATATGCTCAGGGGATTGCTTTATTCCCCTTCTGCTATTGAAGTGGGCGCGCTGTCTTTCAGTAACGACTCCGAGCTTTCTCCGACCAGCTTCTTTATGAACTTCGATGGGAACCGGAACTCCATCTCCCCCACTGGTCATATTATAACCATTAGGAAGCATGCAGTTAAGCTCTGCTATAAATCTAATTTCCTCAGCGCATGCCTGCTCGTGAGTCTCGCATTCTACCAAAAGTTCAACTGAGAATGCTTCGTTCCCATAGAATCTTATTGCATCGTACAATGCAGTTTTCTTGCGCCAACGTGCATTAAGAAGATGCGCATTAAATCGATCTTCAGCGGTCTTGCTTGTATAGCCAATGTAAAACTTGCCATTTTCAGAGCAGGATATTTTGTATATTTGATACATCAGTCCTCCCTGCGGATAATGCCGCGATCAACAATCTGGCGAATATCCTCGCCATTAAGTGCCGCGATGGCACGGTCATAAAACGCCTGCCAAATTGGAATAATTTCTTCGTTCTTCAGGAACGGCGCGGCTTCCATAAGCGAGGCGTAGAGCAGCGCGTTAGGCGCGTATTCTGTGAACCAGTTTGTCTGAACGTCGTCACCAAGAAGCGGTGGCAGCTCATAATAAATTAGCTCGTAAGGAAAATCATCAGACGGCGTTGGCGCAAAGAACCAATTCTGATAGTCGTAGTCAGCATAGAATCTAGGAGTCCCGGTGACTGTCTGGTTAGGCCAATACTGGCGCAGATATTCGTAAGCACGCGGGAAGATCTCTTGCGTCGTGTTGTAGCCAGCCCCGGTTCCGACTCTCATGCTGACAGTTTCACGCCAGCGGTCAGGCTTTGAATATGTGGCCTGCCCCTGAGTCATCGTCGAATTAACGACATTGACGGTTCCTTGTACTTTAAGTTCTCTCGCAAGACGACGCTCAGCAAGCCCCACAAGACTTGGAAGCTGTACGTAAACCGAAGGATCAGTAGCCAGCGTAGCTCCACGCTCCAGATAATTCCGGAGGTCGTTGAGCAGACTGGTATATGTCATCGCAGTGGCCATGCACAGATCCTTACATCAATTCCTCAGGCTTCACAACTTTGAACTACAGACCTGATACCCTTACAAAATCCAAGTTACATCACTTTACAGCTACTGCATCTACCCACGCTTTAACCGTTAACCGATGCTTTACGCTACAGTCTGTGTATTTTGCAATGATGTCAGCTTCCCAAAGCGCGCGCTCAGGGTCAATCAGTACGACTGGCGGGTTCTGAAGAGTTGGGCACTGCGACGCTAGGTTTGCCGGCGGCAGCGGCATTGGCGTCACTGATACCGCTTTCGAGCACCCTGCGCAAAGCGTCAGAACCAGCGCAATCAACAGGAACGGCAGGAGCCGTTTTATATATTTCACGTATGGTGTTGGTGCGTTCGGTTGCCACGACATTGGCTTGATCTCGTTCGGATTCGTAGGTTTTTGAGACATCATCTACTACCTCTTGTTTTTTGACACGTAGCTTTTCAGCCTTCTCCAGCGCCTTTGCAAAAGCTGCGTCGCACTGCCAATCACGGACTTTATACCCAGAAGCTGCGCCAATAATTAAAGCGCCTGCTAATCCGTATATCATAACTGGATTGATTAAAGCCATGTTGCGTACTTCTTCGTCTTTAGGCGGCGGTCGTCAAGGCCGTGCGTGCCGCCATTTATACGCTTTGTCAGTGCGAGGATAGCGCCCTCACCCGTGCCTTGATCGCAGATGCCCCAGAGCTTGTTGCGGTCGAAGAACCATAGGGCGCTTTCAAAACACAGTTCGGTTGCCACAAGGTCTGGGTTCGTCATGATGTCAGGACGGCCAATATAATCAGCAAATGCCTGATACGAAAATTTTCCGGTTAATTGGAGCGCCCCCCGGCCACGGTATTTCCATCCATCCCCGCTGCCTTCAGGGCCATTACCCATGCGATTTGCATAGACACGGTTGGCTATTTTTTGCGGTTGGCGTTCATACGCTCTAGCCATTGCGTCAGTCGGGAAATATTTACCAAAGATGCCGCGAAGCCCTTTGGCCCCGTAGTTGAGGTTTTCGCTAAAAGCCTTGAAGCCACCTGACTCATGCGCTGTTTGAGCGAAGAAATGCGCTGCACGATTAGGCGATAATTTATAGAAAGCCGCAGCTTTCTTATACGTTCCCGGACCGAATGCACCATCTGCCGTTACTCCTATTTTCTGTTGAAGGTTAATCAGGCTCATTTATCATCCTTCCGATTATTCCATAGCTCAAAGAGCGTCTTGATCTTTTCCTCAACCACAGCGAGCCGCACATCCATCTTAGCAAGGATGATGGTCAGCGTAATGAACGCAAGAACAATAGGCCAAAGCTGACCGATCAGTTCAACGGTAGAGAGGTCGCCCGCCATTATACTGCTGGGTTGCGCCAGTCTGGGAAGTCTTCTTCATCAACCACGCCGTCGCCGTTGGCATCATAGCGCAAGTCGTTACGATACTTCTCCCAAGGCTCCATGTCGTCGTCTTCGTCATCTACTACCGGCTCAGGCTCAACAGGGCGGATCAACGGTACGCTATTAAATTCACCGACTTCTGGATCTGGCTCTGGCTCAGGTGTGTCTAACTCCAGTGGCTCTTCCGGTGTTTTATCCCGCGCATTGGCGTTAAGGCTCAGGCCGCCAAGCAGACCGACAAACGCACCGATGATGGTCTGGAATGCAGGGTTGACCGTCTCAAGGATAGCTGCGCTGCTTACAACGTCGTTTGACACAAACAGGCCAACGGCAAGCGCGAGCACGACGACAAGGATAACCGCCGACAGTGTGACGATGGCCACGCGAATGACAAACTCAACGGTGTCGTTTACGCCGTCTTGCCTGCTTTCAAAACTATTCAGGAAGTTCATCACATTCTCCTTCTGTCTTCTTGGGCTTGATCGAACCACTGCCCTGCCCTGCCATAAGCCCTGCCAATGCGCCCACGATAAACGTCGCTATCGGGTTAATCAGCTTAAAAAACTCCGCGTCGTTGGGGGACTGTCCCTCCATCGGCTGCGATACAAACACCAGCGAGTATAGCACAGTCGCCACAATAAATGTAAGTGTTAGCGACAGTACGATGCCGACGATGAACCGAAGCAGTTCCTCTGGTGACCATTCGCTAGTCGGCTTCATTTTCTTCTTCACCTGTATTTATCAGCCATTCGGTGCAGTAGCCCATAGCGATACACTTAGGCTTCTTGCAAATTTCCTGCTGCCAGTTCGCAGGGTCTTGGCAGTCATACCGATAGCGGTCTTTGCAGCCAATCAGCGCCAGAGCGGCGAGAGGTAGCAGGAACCACTTCATCACCGATCAGCCTTGTTATCCAATTTATCCTCAATCCGACGAAGGTGGATCATCACCTCGTCAAACTTCTTATCGATAATGTTAAATCTTTCATCACCAAAACCAAGGCGCGCTTCCATAAGCGTCAGCCTACTGTTGAGGTTCACCCATACGGTTATAATAGCCCCAATGAAGCCAACAACGATCAGAACGGTGTTGATGTCAAAGCTCATTATTTTAGATTCCGTAGCTTATAGATTGCTGATAAATACACGCTCGTCACTGTATCAATCAGATTACCAACTGCACGGTTGCCCTTGCAGATCTTTTCATGGTTCTTCTCTATCCATTCGGCGTCAGATTCAAGACACTTTAGAATATCTTTTTCCATTTCTTCGGGAACTGGAATAGCTCCAATCAGATCATACGCACCCTGATAAGCCTCAACCAGCGGGTCAATCGCATCGATTACGCCGTCATAGAACTTACCCAACGCCTTGTGCTTGGCATAGCTGCCATCACCCTTAGCCCGCCAGTGGGAGAAGTGTGCAAGGTTGCGTGCGTAGAATACGCGGCTGATGAGCTGCTCAATCATTACTGCTTACCCAACTTTCCAGTTTGTTCCGTCTGAGTACACAGGTGTTTTTACAGCGCCTCCGCTTGCAACTGTATTTCCAAAAGTAGGGGTTAAAGCATCCGTAACAAATGCCCTTGTCCCCGATCCTGATACTGATGCGCTTGGCAATGTAGCAACGGTTAAATTTGTAAAAGTTAAGTTGTCTAAATTAATTCTTTGAAAGTAATCAATTGCGTTTAGGCTTGTTCCAGCAAAAGTTGAGTTGGGCTTGTCGTAAACAAGGTTCACAATGCTGTACGATCCTGCCAAACTTACTCGCTCAACGCTGTTTCCTGCTGAGTTTAGGACATAGCTGTTAGCCAACGTGATAAAAGTTCCACCACTTGCCGTTATGGCGTTGGATGCGGGGGCCGCCGCAACAATTACACACCCATCAAAGCTCATAGATCCAGCGGTTACGCTTGGAGTAAGAACTTGAAAGCAGTCTTTGATTATAACATTGGCGCTGGCGTTAGAAACAGCCACAGCCCAGCACTTGTTTCCTACAATGGAAACAGCCCCCGCGCCCGTGATTTGCACGCCCGATACGCACTGCAATTCGCTGTTGATGATTTCAACATAATTTGAGCCGGACTTGATAACCCGCGTATCTACGGTGCAGTTTGAAATGTAAGTAGAGCCCGTCCCCGTTATGGTCAAATTAGTTAGTTTGATGCCACTAACACGAGCCGCCGCAGACAGGGTCAGGGTTCCAGCAATTTGCGTGTTAGCGCCAGTTAGTTCAGCGGTGGCAATTGTTGTGTTTGCGCTTGAAACTGTGGGGCTTTCGCTGTAGCTTCCGGGGTGAACAATAACTGTGTTTCTACCCGCCCCAATTAAAGTTAACGCTTTGGTAATTGTTAAAACGGGGTTGATTAAAGTACCATCACCTGTTGTGTCGTTTCCATCTTTACCAACATGAATTTCATTTGCGTAAATTGAATAGTTCCCAACTGCCCTTCCCGTGCCGCCAGTCGCTACCGTGCGGACGTTTGTTGCGCTTGCTGCGATGTCTGATGCAGCCACCTTGCGACTGGTGCTGGCCTGAACGACTTCAAAAAGTTCAGTCCCGGCAAGAGGAGTAGTTGCTAATGTGAGGTCTGTAATTTTTAGGTTAGCCATTATGCCAGTCCGTATAATATGTTGAGGGATACAGAGAGTGCGTTTGCTGTAACTTCTTGAGCATTTGTCTGCGCATCCTGCGAATCTGGGCGAGGATTTTGCAGTGGTATGGGATCGGCTCGTAGAAGTAAGCGACCGAAATATGGTTGAGGTACGTCATCGCAAGAAGCGCAAACTTGAAGGCTCAAGCTAACCGGCACAGATCCGCCACGATAATCTTTCTTCTGACGCAGCTCCGTGTGCTGAACCATGAAGCCACAACCATCGCAGATCGCAAGACCGCGTGGTGACTTGGCGTCAAAAGTCGGTTGCGACCTTTGTTTGCGACCCTGTCCGTATGCGTACTGCATTAGTAGCCTCCGGGGTTAATGGTAATACGCAGAGGAACCTTTTCACGATCTTCGGCAGCTGCGCGATCATATGAACCATCTGCTAAACCCTGAAGGAAAGTAAGGCGATCAGGCGCAAATTTTACCGCGAGCTTAGCAGCAAGGCCAGAGGCAATAGCTTCCATCCAGCGGTTTGGTGCGTCCATGCTGTCGGTGAAATCGCCCGCATCCTCTTGGATCTTCATGCGGTGATAAAACAGAGTGACACCAGCAGCCTGCGGAACCTGCCAGATGTACAGTCGCGGCGTTATTGTGCGCTCAAAATAATACTGAAACGGGCGATCCCCTGCCTGCGCCTTGTTAGGCAGAGCGTCGTACTCAGCTCGGCTGATCGGAGACATCATAAGATCGGTGTTGATGCCGCCAGATGTCGTGCGTGTATAGACCTGAAGGATCGACACAGTACGCGGCTGTAGATCGTAATAAAGCGTGTTGGGCGTCAGAACGATACTCTGCAGGTCAACAGCCCACAGGTTAGGGCCGTTGTTTGCCCAGTCCGAAAACATGTAATTGATTGAGCGGCGCGCACTATCAATGTCATTCGATGCCAGAGATGCAGGATTACGACCGACACGCTCATACGCTTCGGTAATAATATCAATTTGTTCGGTGTCACCAAACGTATATGTGCCGCTCGTAGTCATCTGAATCCTGCCGTTTTCTTAGCGATGGATTTAGGCTGGGCTACAAACTGCTTTCCAGCCTTCTTACCTTCACGCTTGGCTTTGGTTGTAGCAGCATATTCAGCCGGCGTCAGCGATTTTATAGCGTCCTTGGGAAGATAGCGCTCACCAGTTTTGCTGGACGGCTTACCAGACTTGGTGGTCCACTTCTGATCAGTCCAGTCCTTCAGGGACTGCTGGGGCTTTCTAATCGGCATATCCGCCACCTTTGGCTTTGTAGGACTTGGCCAAAAGCTGTGCCTTCCTCGCTGACCATTGCCCAGCCCCAGTTCCCTGTGTTGCACGCGCTTTAATGCTGTTAAAGAGGCGCTTGCGTAGGTCTGGCTTCGTATAGTTACCAGCCTCATTTACACGCGACTCTTTCTTCCCGCGCATTACTTCTTACTCTTAGCTGTAGCCTTCTCAGCAACAGGCGCTTCTTCAGCGGCGGGCTCAGCCGCAGGCTCGACTACAGGCTTAGCAGCCTTCTTAAAGCCAAGCATCATTTCGAGCGACTCTTCAGTCACCTTTTCCCAATCTTCTTGAGAAAGGCAGATTTCCTGCTGATCACCATTGGCGTTCGTGTAACGACGAAGAATCATGATTAATTCCTATTAGTTGTAATACTTTTCCATCTCAAGGATGAGGGTGTAAGTATCGCCAAGAGACTGGTCAAACGTGGTAAGTAAAATATTTCCGGTTTTCCCTGTCGTAGAATTATTAACAAGGCCGCCAAAACTTGACAAGTCAAATGTGTACTGGCTGTTTTGTGAAGAGATAAAGAAAATGATATTAGAGGTTGCGCCCCAGAAAAGACGTACCCCCATGCCGTGGGTTGCAATATGAATTTTTTTGACACTCACTCCAGTGCAAGCCTGACCAAGAGCATTAGCCGCAAGATTGGCTACGTTTACTTTTGTTACCAGAGATTCTCCAGTGCCGTCAGAAACATTCGTAAACAGCATCACAGCGGTTGTCTGGTTATTAACAAGAATCTGAGTAGTTACTGCATCAGCCATTATTTCATTCCTTTAAGAGTCATAGCAAAACGAGCGCGCTGGCCCATTTTACCGGGCGCCTTAGCGGCTGCCTCTAGCTTCCCTGTTGGGATCGGCTTGCCAGCCTTAGCGCCTAGCGCTTTACGAAGTGCGCCGGGTTTTTTTATAGCCTCAGCAATGAAATTCTTTTTTCCGCGCATATTAACAATCCCACGCTTTACGGGCCAGCCGGAGCCGAGACTTCGGATCTTTGGCAGCCTCAGGAAACATCTTCATTTGCCCAGCAGATCGCGCACAGTAACTATCCCTGCGTTTTCCACCTTCGGGTTGCGGACGCTTTAGATTGCTTCCAGTGGCTGCATTGTACGCCTTACGACCAGCCTCATTGAGTCCACCCTTAGGGTTCTTATGCTTAGCCTTGAGCTGAAAATCTTTCTTTGCCCGCATTACAATCTCCATGAAACTAGGGCGACCCGAAGGCCGCCCCAATCATTAGGCTTGTGTTACGCCATAGAGGCCAGTCTGGGTGTCATCGTCGAGGATGTTGATCCAAAGGGTTAGGCGCTTTGTTCCGTTGGCAGCATCTGGAACAGCATAGGTTCCGCGAACGTCATCCGTTGTTGTTGTTGCAACGGTTGCGTCAGCACCAGCGAAAGTGCCGGTAGTAACGAACGCGCCGTTCCAAGCAGTCAGGACGTAGTTCCGGGTGTTCGCACGAAACGGAAGGCCAAAGACATCCGTCGAGCCGACACTTCCGTTACCGGCAAGAGCAGCTGAGATCGCAACGCGAGTCACGGTCTTAAATGCTTTCTGACCAGTAACAGCTGTTGTGCCGTTAAACGCAATTAATTCCGACATTGCAAGCCCGTAAACATCCGTACCTGTTACAGTTGCGGTCTGAGTCGTATCACCAGCGTTAGTCGAAACAATCGTTATGGTACGTGGCACATCAAAAGTAGCGACACCACTAGTTGCAGAAGCACCATTTATAGTGAGGTTACCAGCGCCGGCTACTGCCTGAGCTGCAGCCACTGCTGTTGCCGAAAAGGCCACAGGTACAATGTCGTAAACATTAATTGGCGACATAAAGACACCCGGTTCCGAAGCGGTACCGTTATTAGCAAAGTTCCTACCTGCCCGGACACCATCAGAGAAGTGAGTCATAAATTTTCTCCAAAATTAGGGAGGTGACGGATGCCACCCCCCTTATCCGATTAGGAAGCGCCCTGTGAACCCCAGCCTGCGCGGAAGTTCGAGCAGCCGAACGAATAACGCTCAATGGCTTTCGCCTTGAGGTTGTCGGTGTCGAAGTCCGTGTAGACATCGGTTTCGAGAGATTCACGCTCGTAGTGCTTGAAGCCGTTAGGAGCATCGGTGAGCAAGAACCAGCCGTTCGTGTCGGTCAGGAACATGTTAACGCGGTGACCCTGCGGAACCGCAGAGTTGTTGTAAATTGCGTTAATATCGTTGTTCGCTGTATCGACGCGGAACTGCGATTGGAGCAAACGAGTTGCTGTCCACTGCAGTTCAGCTGGAACGATGAGCTTCGTAGGCTTTGTCATGATGCGGAGGCCCGCAGCATCACGGAAGCGCTGAACGCCAACAATGGCATCCTGAAGCGACGTTTCGTTCAAGTCAGCCTGTACCGTGAAGGTGTTGGCAACAGTTCCGTTTTCAATGGGGTGAGCCGTCGAGAACAGAGGTTGACCATCACCAATAGGGAAGCTGGCTGAGAAGCCGTTGTTCAGCACAGATGCGCCAAGCACTTCCTTAGTCTGTTCCATCGACTGACGAAGAGCCTTCGCCTGCAGTGGGAACGACGATTGGTACAAGTTGTCCTTGATCGCCTGACGGGTGATGATGAAACCAATGCTGGTGTAACGGTTTACATAGTTCGTTACAAAGCGCTGGCCCATTTCGCCGTAAGCGGTCGAGGCGCCTTCTGCTTTGATCTGCGCCAAGCCAAGCAGCTTGACTTCGACTTCGATTTCAACGGCCTTATCGGACGTGTGCTTCTCGAAGATTTCCGACCACTGGCCCGGATACATCGGATAGTCGCCGAATACGGCGGCTAGACCGGGCCGGAGCAGGTCGCGGATTGCGGTTGTATTAATAGCCATTTTAAATTCCTTCTACTGGCTTATCAGATGCCGGTGATACCGCTACGATATTGGTGGTTGTTAATGACAAC